AAGAGCCTTATTCAATAGCTCATTGCATGTGAACGATGAGCAGTAATCTACGTTAGCATCAGGCTGAACAACCCAAATCAACTCCTTGACAGGGTGGTTGAAGTTGAGCTTAATCTTGTTGGAAGACGAACCAACCGACTCATCACCAGTGAACTGGAGCTGCTCAATCAAGTACTCATGAGGATTTTGTGCCATGCGCCGGCGCTCATCAGTGTCAAGGAAGATGTAGTTAACATAGAGAGAAGCAGCTACCAACGATTGGTTGTAGGCAGCAGTAACCTTTGCGGAGCCAGAAGTGCAGTTAAGACTGGAGACAGCCCACAAACACTCATCAATTGGCCGTAAATCAATGTTAATACGAACCTCGTGGTATTGAAGAGCAATGAGAGGAAGAGCAAGACCGGGGTTCTTGCAGAACCAGAAGTGGAGAGGAATGTAAAGAGTGGTCTCAGGGAGAGCATTGCGAGGAGCGCAAATCTGCCGAGGAGCATCAGACTGGCAAGGGCCGTCTACATCCGAGAACGAAGGATCGGTGATGTAGGTTAGCTGAGTGGTGTTGCCAACCATCTGGAAGTAACCCTGCTCCTGACCAACGGGCATGGTGAGCTGATTCCAGATGTGCATCCAGTCGCCGTAATGACGGTCAATGCGCTGACCACCAATCTCAACTTCAACCTGGGAGATAAGCTGCTCACCAGGGAAGTCAAGCCAGCGGGCATAGACATGGCTACCAGTGTTGGCAAGCTCCTGGCTAATCTGGGGGAGAGTGACTTGAAGAATAGTGGTGTGTGCAAGGTCGCCGTTACGGGAAACGGTGCAGGTTACACGTCGGCCGAAGTCGGCCTGGCCGTTGAAAGTTTGCTCAATTGCCTCCATGGCAAAGTTAGTATACCGTCTGTAGGTTACTTTCCAGAAGGTAATTTGAGGATTACCTGTTAAATATACGTCTTGTGCGCCATAAGCTACTAGTTGCATTAAACCTCCTCCCATCTTATAATATTGCTAAAGAAAATAATTTTGAAAATAAACAAATTAATTATATTTATTCAAAAATTTCTCTAAATAAGAATCCAAAAAATATTTTTTTAGACCACGATGCCGTCGTTTAAAAATATAAGTATTATTTTGTTTATAAACAACCCAACCATCTTCAATTGCCTTAATAATAAACATATGTTTATTCATTTACATAATATTGCATTTTTAATTTAAATGTTCTACTTATTAATTATGCATGAATAAATTAAAATATAAGGATATTCCATTGATGTTAGATAAAAAACATGCAGAAATTATTGAACAATTTAATAAAGATAATAATTTAAATATTCCTAAACTTCACCAAGAAATTATTGTTTTAAAAGAAAATGAAAAATTAAATGAAGAAAAAATAAAAGTATTGAATCAACAAATTGCTAAAATACAAAACCAACAAATTAATTATTATTTGGATAATAGTAAATGTATTTTTGGATACTTTGAAGAAAAAAAGAAAATATCGGAATGTAAAACACAAATAAAAACATTGCACACTTTTTTTAATATTGAAAAACCTACTATAGATTATAATTGCACCAATTATACGATGCAATATCTAAAAAATATTCAGGACCCAACTTATATCAATACACAATCGGTAAATATTTTTAAGTGTAAAGAATGTTCGGTAGGAGAAATGATTCAATTAGATTATGAAGGTGTTTTGATATGCAATAATCAAAATTGTGCCAACCAGATTATACATTTAGTGGAAAATGAAAAAATATCGTATAAAGAACCACCTAAAGAAGTATGCTTCTATGCGTATAAACGCATTAATCATTTCCGCGAAATATTAGCACAATTTCAGGCAAAAGAAAGCACACAAATACCAGATGAAATTATTGACAATATTAAAAAACAAATAAAAAAAGAAAGAATTAATTTAAATACAATTACCAACAAAAAAACAAAAGAAATTCTCAAAAAGTTTGGGTATAACAAATACTATGAACATATACCTTTTATTAAAGACAAGTTAGGTATTAAACCTCCTATCATGACTCCTGACTTGGAAGATAAATTATGCAGTTTATTTATGGAAATTCAACGACCTTATGCTAAATATTGTCCAGATGACAGAGTTAATTTTTTAAATTATTATTATACTATTTATAAATTGTGTGAATTATTAGATGAAACCAAATTCTTACCTTATTTCCCCATGTTAAAAGACCGTGAAAAACAAATTGAACAAGATGATATTTGGAAAAAGATATGTAAAGAATTAAATTGGGAATTTATTCCTACTGTATAACATTGTTCATTAAACAATGTTATAAAATTGAAATTGAATGAATTAAAACTACAAATTAAAAATGGCGCAAATAGATAACTTGTATGTTTTATCCAAAATGGAAAAAAATCGTATAGATAAACAACAACAAATCATTCGTGATCTTAAACTTATATTACCAACTGCAACCAACGAAGAATTATTGCAATTATATAATAAATCTATATCTATTCATCAAGGTAAAATTCAAGGAAATGGTAGTTTCCTTGAAAATAAACTTTTAACTGATATGTTAGACTCTCACCAAATACCGTATAGGAAACAAGTAACAATAGACAAAACAGGAAAAATTGTAGGTTTTAATGACAAAAAAAATAATTGTCACCATATTGTAGACGTTGTTATTGGAGCTAATGTTGAAATTAACACCTATATTATGGACTATAAAGTGATTAGTTGTAAAACTACATGCCGTGAACGATGGACACAAGATGATTGGAGTTATACATTTGCACCACAATTATTTATATTACTTACTTTATCTAGTGATTATCCATCTTCTGAACGATTCAGAGAAAGTGGAACGCGAAAAATAATTACGTGTATGCCTAAAAAAAAGGATGACAGAATATTCAAATTAAATTTTGAACATTTAATTGACGAATTACGATAAATATTTTTGTATATTCAACCCAATTATTTCAGTAAATATAGTTGGAATTGTATTTCCTAATTGTTTCCATTGGTCTTTTTTATTTCCACATAATTTAAAATTTAAATTAAATCCCTGTAATTGTAAACAATCCTCTATAGTTAATCTATATTCTTGCCCATCTACCATATAACCATCCCAATTATGTTTATCAAGAATAGGTGAATTTTTACCTCCACATCTAATAGTATACGCTATTGATTTTGTAAAATTTTTACCAAGAAAGGCAGACAATGTTTTTTCTTTTTTATAGTCATCAAACTGAAGTAATCTATCCACATGTTGAATCATGGCAGTATCATTTCTTATTCCTATTATAATAAGACGTTTCCTCATTTGAGGTAATCCATAATCACTACATTTTATAACCTTGTAGGTAATCGTATAATTAGATAATTCAATCTCTTTTTTTATTCGGGCAAATGTTTGCCCTTTATTATGCGTCAATAATCCTTGCACATTTTCAAGAACAATAATTTTTGGTTTATGATACTCAACAAATTTCATGATATTAAAGAATAATGTTCCTCTACTATCATCAAATCCTTTATGCTGACCGCAATTACTAAATGGTTGACATGGAAATCCTGCACATAATATATCATATGTTGGAATATTTTTTGGGTCTATTTCTGTTATATCACCAAGAGGTGTAATTCCGTAATTATATTGATAAGTTTCTTTTACTGCACTATCAATATCGCATGCCATTACACATTCCCAATTTAATTTTTTAAAAGAATAATGAAAACTTCCAATGCCGCAAAATAAATCTATAAATTTAATGTTTTCCATTTAATTATTTTATGGTAATATTATAATTTCAATTTATATTTAAACATGTTTAGCCTTATAAGTAAAATAAAACAAAATAATGAAACTAAAATAGTAATTATATGTAATGGACATTGAAAAAATGTATAAAGATATACAACAAAAAATAAAAAACACTTCTAATTTAGAAGAAAATACTTTCATGGAAAAATTACTGAAAGACGATAAATTATATTACAAATTTTTAAATGACCTCATCAATTATTATCCTACTAATAAAATAGAAGATTCTATTAAATCCAATAACATGTATGCCATTAAATTATCATCTATTAATGGTGTATCTAAAAATATAGACAAACTTATTAAACTTATACATGAAAAAATAGATACATTAAAAAATAAAATAAAACATTCTGACCAGACAATTGAAGATTTAAAAAAAATAAATCATAATTTAACCGAAAATGCAGGGGATTTAAATAATTTAGACACTACTTCTAAAAAATTATTAACTGATTATTTAAATGATTACAACATTACACGCCAAATATTTTGGATTAAATTATTAATTGTAATATTATTAGCTTATGAATTATTTTCAACGGAAGCCAATGTTCATGATGAAAATTTTAAAACTACCTATATGATTATTTGGGGAGTAACTATGTGCGCTCTTTTTCTATTTAGTTATGCAAAAT